ATTGGCTATATAATATCTTCCTTTTACTTGTATGTAAAAATCTTTAAAATCTATACCTTCTAATTGGATTTGAAATTCTTGTAATAAAGAACTAATCTCTTCATTAGAAACATTATTTACAGAAAGCCTTAATTCAGTCCTACTAGGAGAAATTTCTTGAATAAAAAACTTATATTCATCAGATTTAAGTCCTGTTCTATAAAAATTATAATAAACATTAAAATTACCTTCATTATACCCTGTTTCTTTAGCATCATTTTCAGGATATACTACTACTGAAGAAATTTCATTTTCATTTAAAGTATTTTCATAATTTCTTATAGTATACTTATAAATCTGTCTACTATCTAACAATTCAGCAGTAGGAGATTCAACAGAAAAAATTACTTTATCTGTAACAGGATTAAATTCCGAAGTAGAATTCACCACAGGAATAAGTACCTCTTGGGAAGAATTATATTCTTGTTGGGTTACTCCCTCGGGGGTATTGAGTGGTGTTAGTGTTATCATCTGTTGTTAGATCTATAATATTTTGTTGTAAAGTAAGATTTTCTTCTCTTAAGGAAGTTATTTCATCTAATAAAGCTTGTATTTCATTAGAAACATCTTGAGCTCCTATATAATCTGTACTTTGTTTAATTAAATATTCATGGGAATTTACTTCTCCTTTTTTAGGAATTTCATAAAATAAATTATCATATATTTGAAAAAATTCTCCTACACTTACATCATCCACAGGAGAAACCGGTACTACAGGAAGTAACTCAGTAAATGAATTATCAATAGTATTAAGGTAAGCCGATTTATTATAAAGTTTTTTACTTAACTTTAGCTCACTTCCTGAATTATGTGTAGAATGGTTAGCCATTTATAACTTTGAAATAGTAATTGTCATCTAATACTAAAGTTTCTCCTCCAATATTAGTTTTAATTAGAATTTGATAATATCTTTCAGGCTCTAACCCATTCATATAAAGGGTGAAATAACTACTTTCACTATCGGCACTTATTTGGGTATAAGTTGTATCAAAATCAATTACAAATTCATTAGTATCTAAATCTTTAACAGCATAATATGAAGCTGTAGGAAGATAATAGTTTGTAGTATAAATCGAACCTGTTTGAAATACTCTTTGGGGGAATTGAGGGCGGGAATTAATTCTAATTTTTTCAACACTATCTCTTCTATAGGTACCTGCATTATTATCTAATGAAGCTACCATTCGAGATGTATTAATAATTGTATTAGACGATGAACCAGTGTTGTATACGTAATCCTGCCATTTGAATTCGAGTTGTGGTGGATATATAGTATGGGTGTCTATAGAAAAATATTTTACAGTAGTAACATAATCGTTATTAGCTATAAATTCATCACTATTGCTTTGTTTAACTATAAAACCCTCATTTTCAACCCCACTAGTCGATGAACTATACCAAGTTAATATAGTGTTAGTAACATTAACATTTAAATCTTTTTCACTTGAGTAACTTAACACTTGAGAAGCTGTCAATTCTAATCCTAAAGAAGAACCTGTGTACCATGTTCCTCCCCCTGTGTTAGATCCACTATATGAAGCAGTTACATAAGTATTATAAGAAGTGGGCCAAGCATTTACTCCCTCACTTGACCTATAAGTCCAAGAAACCCCATTAGTAGTAATAGGATTATTTGAATACCTCCCTGTACCCATATTCCAAGAACCAGAAACAGGCCATACTTCTAAAGTAGTATCTGTGTTTATTCCCGTAATATTAGCTATGTAATTTCTTAAATTAACTTGAAATGTATTACTCCCTACTTTGTTATCTAAAAGATCATTAATTTCCGTTTGAGAAAATTTAATTAAATACCTACTCACTTCAGGGGAAATAGTATTATAAAAAGTAGAAACTTCTAAGATTTCATCCAACCCAGTATTCATTAAAGGGAATCCTGAGTAAATTGATGAATCTTTTTCGGGGAATAATTTATATACTGCCATAGTTTATTTTTATAATGGTACTACTCTACCTTTTATATCTGTGTTAGGAAATTTAACCTCAAAAACTGAAGGGTCTTGTGAAGGATAAACTACATTATTAACAGTAGCTCCACTTACATCATATGCATATTTTGAATAACCTAAACTTTCTCCTACTTTATTTACAATTTCAATCTTTTTAACATTTTGAACCCCTTTTAAGTCATCGGAACAGTTAAGAAGACTATACAATTCATTAATCAATATAGGTTTATTAATTTGCATATTATCTATATTAAAATAATTTTGTAACTTAAGTATACATTGAGTAAGTACTTCATTACTATTAAAATTAGGTAATACTACAATTTCAAAATTAACCCCTATATTAATAATAAAAGCATCTTTAATTCTAATAGAGTCATTTATTATTCTATATTGAGATAAGTAAGTAGATAAATTTTGTTTTAAAGTACTTGAGGCATTTACTAACTTTTTATCATCATTATAAGCTAATGTATATAAATCTAATATTGAAGGTTTTTCTCCTAAAGAAAGGTTATCTAATTTTTGAGATTCAATATAAACTTTAGCTAAAGATCCATACTGGGAGGGCATACTTAAAGCTCTTACTAAGTAATCTTCTTGGGTTACACTTCTAAGTTGGGAAGCATAATTGGCTAGTGAATTAATCTTTAAATCTTCTGCAGTGTCTCCATTACCTCCCCCAGTTGCAGCATTTGGGTTATTTACTGCTAAAGAATTAAAAGTAGTTTGAGCTAAGGTAGAATCTAAATTATCTGTAGTGAATAATACATTAGATGTAGTATTAACAGTATTTAAAGTATTAGCAGGAACATTAGCTCCTACTCCTCCTCCCGTTAAATATCTTACTGTTAATGTAGTATTAGAAGGAGCTACCCCATAAGTTCCAGTGAACATAAAATTTGATGGTGAATATGCAGTAGTAAGTTTATCTTGGGTATAAGGTAATCCTATTCCTACATTATTAGGATTAGGTACTATTTGTTCATCATAGTCATTAGTACTTCCTGCCCCAAATTGTAATTGTAAAGTAGCAGATCCACTATTTAAATTATTACTGCTTACAAATCTACTAACAAATCTTCGAGGTACTTTTTTTAATCGTAATAATTCATCAACTTCACTTGAATCATTTTGAGTGTTAGGATCATTAGGAAAAGGATTAGTATTTTTTATTGTTTCAAACACTGTCTCCTGTGCTAAATAATCTACCTCAGTCCATTCATTCCCATCACTATCAGTAATATCTAAAATTCCCAAAGGGTTAGATGTTACAATATTTCTAGTAAGGAATCTTTCAGGTTCTCCTACAGTTAAAGTAGTAGTATTAATAGTAGCAGATATAGCTTTTGTAGTTTTCTTTAACAAAAACGAAACAGGCTGATCACCTGAAATTTCATATACAGAAACTTCTGTAGGGTCTAATGAGCTAGATTCGCTGAAATCTATTCTATTTTGGATTAAAAAGGAAGGACCATTACTTCCTCCTATTGAAGTATTTTCACTAATAGCCAGAGCATACCTGAAATCCGGTACATTTTGGTTTAAAGTAGAATTATATATAGCAGGAACTGTTTGGAATAATTCAATATCTGTAGAAGCAGCTGTTGAAACTGAGGGTTTGTATCCCATCATATAAGCTAAATCGTATAAATTATTTACTTGTTTAGCATATTGAATAAAATTTTCTTGAATTTGGTTATCTGTATAAAAAGATAATACATCACCTACATACGATGCCATTTCAATAAACATAGTACCAGGGGAAGTGGCACTAAAATCAGTAACTGTGTTAGGAAAATAGGTCCTAGCAAATTCAATAAGGTTTGTTCTAAAATCAGAAAAATCCCTATTAATATATTTTATATCTCTATTAATTCCTTTATTTATAATTGAATTGTATGACATTATAATGGTATGTTAAATTCTATAAATTCATCTAAACTAGAGAATACCGAATAGAATATTTGAGCAGTTATGTTATGATATTCGGGATCTGAAGTAATTGTAACTTCTTTTAACTTAACCATAGGGAATACTAACTTAATATCATCTTCAATTCCCTTTTTTAAAATTTCTGTTGTAGCAGGATCATTAGGTTCAAAAACATAGCGGGATATATCTCCCCCAAAATTAGGATTAAATACTCTTTCTCCTTTATTAGTAAGAAAATAATTAATCATATTATACTTAACCTGTTCAGCTGTAGTATAATTAATCCTAAAAACAGAATCAGAACCTGAGGTAGCAGTAGATTGGAAAGGAATAGCTAAACCAATCCCTACAACTGGATTTTGGTCAAATGCTGGTATATTTCCTATTTCTATTGCCATTTATTATTTTTTTAATAAACCCATAATTTGATCCATACCTAAATCACCCTTAGGTAAATCTCCTCCAGGCATAGCTCCTTGTGGGTTAAATTTTTGGACATCTTGACTAGTAAATTGAGATGCAGTTTCTCCTAAAATACTAGCATATTTTGCTCTCCTATCTTCATTAACAGGGGTTGGAGCTTTAGGAAGAGTTTCATTTACAGGTTGATAAGTATTAACTTGTTTTGGAGCTTTTACAGCTTCTAATAAAACCTCTTTTAATTCTTCCTGGATGGCTTCTTTTACTGCTTCTTTAACTAATGATTTGAATGCTTGTGATTTCATTGTTTATAAATATTATATTTAATAAGCTTTTAAATTATCTCTATCGATAATAAACTTTAATTCGTTAATTAATACTTCATCTGAAGGGGTAAATGATAATTCTGTTTGTATCAAGGTAATACCGTCTTGGTTTTTACCTAAAGCTCTTTTTCTATTTACTGTAGGAGAAAATGGTACTTCTTCAATTTCAAATATAAATCCTTGATAAGTTGAAAAGTTAGGAGACTCCTCAGACTGCTGCTGTGCTTTAGCTACTTCAACCAACTCAGATGAAGGTGAAGGTAAGTTTAAACTAGGATTAGTATTACAGTTTTTAATTTTATCGTCTAAAGAATTTAGTTTTATAATAAAATCATTTATATAAAAAGACATTAAAGCTATAGGAACTGAAATTCCATCTATAGCACTTTTTTTAGGGGGTATTTTAGAATTTCCTTCTACATCAAAAGTAAGTTTAGCAACAGCAGTATCAAAATCATTTAGAGCTGCTGGAACAGCACCGGGTAAGCCAAAAGGGATAAGTTTAGCACCTATTGAGGCTCCTACTCGGGCTCCGTTTAATGCTTTGATTACCCCTAAAAGAGTATTAATCCCTTTACCAGCTAATCCTACAGTTTTAGTTACTTTATCTAAAATATTAGATATCGAATTAGCTTGTCCTAATACATTATTTCTAATATTTATTATTTTCACAACTTCCTCAGGAGTAGGACATCCATTATCAAATTTTGCTAATTGTTTTTCTAAAGCAGGAATTATTTTATCTGCAAATTTCATAGCTTCATTAGTAACATAAGTTCCTAATTTAGCTAATCCTTTTTCCTTTAAATTCTCAGGAATAGAATTTCTAATAATATCTTCTTCTATTTTAGCCATTAAATAGTTTTACTTACTTTAGATTTAGTTTTAGTTTCTAATTCTGTTTTTAATTTTGCTAAAGTAGATATTAAAGGGGTAGTAGAAACTTTTAGGGGAAGTAAATATGGAGAAGGATTAGTATTAAACTGGGTCATCCATTTTCTTAATTGATCTACAAGTTCTGATAGAAGTTCTATAGTAATATCTCCTTTTAATAAAGGTTCGGTAGCATCCTTATCGCCTAATAATATATTTGGAGAATTAACTACAAATCTATCTTGACTATCTATATTAACTGAATATTGTGAGTTTAAATTTATAGATTTAGCCGAACTTAATAAGATATTATCTGTATTAGCATTTAATACTAGTCTCCCTGAGTTAATTAGGATTTGGGGAGAGGAATAATCAGGAACAGACTCAGGAGCTAAAGAACTAGAGTAAGAATTATAGTTAAAAATATTAGGTTCTAAATTAATTTGTTGGGTTGATGTTAAATAAATAGACCCACTATCTTCATTTATATTTTCTTCAATTGTAGTCCAACCCTCATCAGTTATTTCTCCTTGTCCATTTCTAATCTTAGTAATAGGACTTTTACCTTCACTACTTCCAAATCGTAAAGATTGTCCAAATCTACCTTCTACAATGTAATCACCTTCAAAAGGTTGTAAAGGATTTATATTAAGCTGTTCTATAAAAGTATTCCCTAAATTAATTTCAGTCCCCCCATCCGTTACTTTCCTAACACTTCCTACTGAGGTTTGCTCATAATCTTTTTGTTGAGAGGGAGCTAACTCAGACCCTCCAGGTATAGCATTATGGTGTTGACTGCTCCAAATGTTAACAGGGGGTAAATAATAAGATAAAGTAGATGTATTACTTGATTCTATTTGATTATTAGGTAATGAAATAACAGCTACTATTTCATTTTTTAAAGGATAATGCTTTATATTAGGGAATAAAGGATATGCTATTTGCCTAGGAGTAGATTCATTGGTAGGTTGTTCTACATCTTCCATAAAAATAAGCCCTATAGAAGCCCATTCCCCATATTCTTCAAATAAGGGATGAGAAGAATCCAAAATAATATCCTTTACTCTAAAACTACGAATCTCTTTAGGAATCGTAACTTTAGGTATTTCATCACTTGGTTTACGTGTTGAACGTGAGAAACCTCCTACTCCATATCTTAACTGAGGCATTATTTTTTATCGTCCTTGAATTTTTTTACTTCATTCAATAACTGTTGTTTTTCATCTTCTGTCATGCCAAAATTACCATCATCTGATCCTTCTTGTTGGACAGCACGTTGAATAATAGTAGCCATTTTGATAAGTTGTTCATCATTTTTAACAGAAATTTCCAAATATTCTTTTAAAAGTGGTACAACCAAAGTAGCATCCCCAATATCTTGAATCAAAGGCTTTAATTCAGATATCAAAGTAGAAATTTGCTCTTCTTTTTTCTTCTGGTTTAAATAAATTTCTTCTAAAATATCAGAGAATTTTTTTCTACCAAATATCTTTTTGTCTAATTGTCCCATGTTTATAAATATGAAGTATCCTCAAACTTCGTATATCCATGCTCTTTATAAAAGATATAGTGTTCTTTATAAATATCTCCTAATTTAGTAGCTACTTTAGTAATTTGAGGAGTTTTAGCATCTACCATTTCTCTTATATAGATGTAAAGAGCTTTTTTATTAAATACATCTAAGCTTTCCCTAGAAGCAAATATAGATAATATAGCATCTGCTATTTGAGCGTCTTTAAGCTTGGGGAATAAATCTGAAAGGACAGAATTACAATAATCTACATACTCATCCATAAAAAGTGAGTCTTTATCTTTTTCCATAGGATCATAATCTATATCATATGAATAACTTAAATTATGGTGTAATTCCTCAATTGGGGCCTTATCTACTCTTTTTTTATAGTTTTTAGTATTTTGTATAATCAAATATCGTTTAGCGATTGTCCCAAAGTATGAGAATGCTTTTGCTCCACGTGTAGGATCAAATAAATGAATTTTATCTAATAAAAATGTAATTACCTCATGCTGTAAGTGTTCAATGTCACTTACTTCTGTGTAGTAAAATTTAAAAGTATGAATTATATTCTCGGTGAGTTTAAAAAAAGCATAGTGAATATCTTTACGATAGATCTCACTACGCTCTTCGGGGTCACCGCAATTATTATATCTTACTATAGCATCTTCTGTTGCTTGGGTAAAATATTGATTTTTTGTTTTTTTCTTTCTTTTTCTTGGGGGTAATGTGCTCATAATTTTTCTATCCTAAAATTGGATAGAACTCTCTGTAGTTCTTTGATTTGCTCATACATGAACCCTATCTCATCATCACTCTTAAAAATTCCTCGTTCATCAATTTTTTTAAGCTTTTCATCTGAGAGTTCTATTATTCTACTAAATTGATCGAGATAGGTTATATAACTAGCAAGAATATCTTCCTGCTTTTCGTTTTTCTTGAGAAGGTTAAAGGTTGTAAACCCGAGGGCTACAACCAATACACCTAATATACTTATAATAATAATTTCCATTATAGTTTATCAAATAAATCTTTAAGTCCTTTACTTTCAAGTTGTGAAAGTGCTTTGTCTTTTGTTGATTTTTTAGATTCTTTCGACAATGTAAAATTCTCTCCCTGGGTAGGCACGGAATTTTTAAATTTAGGTAGCCATTCACGTTCAAATTCAATACGAGCAGCCATTAAATCTGCCTGGTGAAGAATGTAGGGAAGTGAAGTACGTGGTTTTTGTTCGGGCATAAATACCTTAAGATACTTTTCGTTAGCATTATCATACAAACCATCATGGGTCTGGATAGCTATCATCTCATTAAATGAGTATTGAACACCATGTAATTGAAGCATAAATAAACCTCGATCCGGGACTGAAGCAAATGGGACTTGCTTATTAAACATATAATCCTCCCCTAATTTTTCCTTTCTCCACTTATCAGTTTGAGGGATATAAGATTCATGTTCTTCGTCTCCCATTTTTCCAAGATCATGATTAATGGCAGAAAATACGAGTTCTTCAGTAGTGAAGGTAGACATATCTGCTCCTTCTTCTTCCCACAATTTGGCCTGTTTAAGAGCACAACGAACTACTCGGTTAACGTGTTCAACATAACCACCTGGGAAAGCGTTGTGGTATTCTTTTTTATGAGCAGCAGGCATCATCATAATGCGATCTGCATATTTTTCATAAAATTCAAGAAGTTTTTCTTTGCGAGGTGAAGAAATGTGAGTATTAATATTCTCGCAGAATTCTTCCCAATTAGATTGAATTTGTTCGGCTGTAAGCATTATACTCGGTTTTGCTCGTTGGGAGTCATAGGCTCACGTTGAATTGCTGCTTTAATCTCCTCAACTAAATCTTCACACTGTTCTTTAGTTTTAATAATCTCATCTTTATTCCCTCGTGTAGTATGGAATTCGATGTGCTTTAATTTTGCCTCGATGTTCTCGAGTTTTTTGGTAATGTGGTCTCTAAAATACATTTTTACATAAATTTAATTTGAAGTTACGAAACGGAATCTAAAAAATCAAGGAATTTTTTAAGAAAAGCACATTTTTCATACTCTTCCTGATTTTCAAAATAAACTATAGCGGATACAAATGCATGCTCTAGTTCAACGGATTTAGATTTTTTTAGAGTAATTTGAGAATACTCATCATTTAAATCATAATTTTTAATATACTCCCAAGCCCTATTATATAACATATTC